GCATACTGTTGTATTTTTGAAATATCATTTCCCCACACTTTAATTTGGAATTGTATTGTGCTATATCCCAGAGTATCACCATTGTTTCTAACATAATTTCCTAATTCCATATAGCTAATACAAGGTGTTTTTGTATCAGATGTTATTTTCATTTCATAGTGTGTAGGTAAAACGGTTTTAAGGGCAGTAACTAAATCTTTATGATAATCTATCATTTCATTAAGCCCCCTTTAATAATTTCAACAACTTTTCCTCTATTTTCATTTAATGCTGGACGCATATAAGGACGAGGATATTGTCCACTTGTTAAATGTCCTTTACCTTCTTTATCTTTATAAAACCAAGGCACATCTTTTCTACCACCATTTTCTGCGAATAAGCCTGTACCATATTCAATATATGGAGCGTATTCTAATGGGCTTGATACAGTACCTGTAATCTCAGTAGAACCACCTTTAACTTCACTTGTAATACTTCTCCTAAGTGCACCAGTATCTTTTGGTGCTTTACTTTTTGCACTTCTTTCAACTAGAGCACAAGCTTGTTGCATTGCATTATTTAATCCCTTTGCATCAGATAGTTTATCTAAATCAGCAATTATTTTATCTATGCCATCAAACTTAATTTTTATTCCCATAGAATCACATCCTTGCCATATAAACTTGTCTGAAGCGTCCTTTTTGATTAACATAAATAACTTTAAGTCTACTATCTCCATATTGGACAATATATTTATCATTTATTTCTTTATCATGTGTAAGCCCAATAAATTCAGCTTCATTATAAATAACACTATCTTGTATTCTCTGAACAGTTGTATTAATAGACATTTTTACAGTGCCAGCTGGTTCATTAGACTCTTGTAATTGTCCATAATCATCTTGCTCTCCATAGATGTAGTAATCATAATCTCTCATATCTGTATTAATCATAACTACACCACCTTTATCTTCCTCTTTCTATCAAGAACAGCTTGAATGTCAGCTGGATAACCATCTATATAAGATTCAGATACACCACTAAAAGACTGAGAAGCAAGTCCTTCTGTATTCATACGATTTAATTTAATAACTGCAATTTTCTGAGCAACAATTTCAAGTTCATAATCTAATTTTCTTTTACAATAACTCTCAACTTCTGCTAATGAATGTTTTAAGGCAAGTCCAATCTGAGCATCAGAAAAATTACTTTCAGCATCACCTAACATAATTCTGATTTCTTCAATCATTATTAAGTCTCCTTTCAATAAAAAAATGGGGATAAGAGTAATAAGTCTCCTATCCCCAATCAGAGACTTTTATGTAGTTAAATTAAGCACTCTTTTTAACCATCTTAATAGACTTAGTTTCATCTACCAGTGCCATTACACCGTATCTGCTGTAAACAACAGTATTGTCCTTAGTTTCAATATCTCTATCCTGTTCAATTTCGCCAGCCTTTTTAACAAAGAACTTAACAGCATCTCTAGCAGTAATGTAAACTGTATTTTTTGGAACTAATTTAGAACATACACATGGAACACCACAAATATCTCCAAACTGTCCTGTATACAGAATTTCACCCTGTCTTGAAGATTTATAATCAGCATCTTTTCTAATAGCTGCTTTAGCGTCAATACCCATAACAAGAACATTATCAGATTCTACTTCTCTACCAAGAGCGGCAAGAGCATCAACAACAGCATCATAATTGAATGCGTCATATTCAAAAGTATTAGAAATCTTAGCAAGTTCACCAAAATACTGTTCTTTAATATGGTTAGCCATTAAAGTAGCTGCACCAGTAGTAAGAGTATCAAGATAGAAACTATCTTTCATAACATCTTCATCATTATAGTCAAATGTCTGCTGATATCTTTCAATATCATAAGTATCAGTTACCATAGTGTTTCCACCACGAGTAGTATTCTTAGCACCTTTAGCCAGTTTCTCAACAGCACCAGTGTAAGTGTACTTATTGATTACTTTTCTCATACCATCAACATTTTCTAAAGAAGTATCTGTTGTAAACAGAGCATGAACATCAAGGTTAGTGTTCACTAAATCAGTCATTTTATTTTCTAATACAAAATTTTCATAAGTTGCGATTGCCATAATATCTATCTCCTTTTAATTAAATAAATTATTTTGTAAGTCTTTCATATAACTCTTTATTCTCTCTTGCTAATGCAGCCTGTTGAGAAAGAGTCATAGCTTTAAACTGTTCTTTTGTAATTTCACCATTTGTATCTAATGAATTTCCCCCTTTAGGAGCACCGCCACTAGCTGCTAATCTCTTTTCTACTTCAGCTTTAACAGCTGCTTTAAATAATTTGTCGAGTTTAGTAATATTCTCCTGTGACGTTTCAATATCATCAGTAATAACGATAATGTCTGCAAACTCTGCACTTAACCCACGAGCAGCAAGAACTGATTTAATTTCAGAACGATTTTTCTCTACATTCATCTGAGCAACCATTTCTTCCAGCTCTGCAATACGATTATCTTTTTCAGCCTTTTCTCTTTCTTCACCATCTAACTTTGTAAGAGATAATTGCTTCTCATATTTCTTCTGCTGTGTTTTAAGAGCCTGTTGTACTCTCTTATCGCTTTCACTCTGAATAAGTGCTAATACTTCTTCCTGAGTGTAAGTTTTAGTTTCTGTTTCAGTATTCTCTGTAGTAGTTTCTTCTACTTGAGTTTCAACACTAGTGTTTTCAATATCTGCCATAATTCATTCTCCTTTTTAGTTGTAGTTCATACTTGACTACCCCTGTTTTTCTAAATATTTAGTTGTTTCTTTTATGTCTAACCCCTATACAAAAGACAAAAAATAAAAAGAACGCTCAAATACGAGCGTCCTTTATAATTCATTAATTCATTAATTTTTAAGTTTAATTTTATTTTCTTTTAATTCTCCAATCTTGACTACAGGTAAAATATCACAGCGGCAATTTGTATGGAGAGGTGGAGCATTCTCACCAATTTTCATTTCTAAATACTTGAATTTCTTTCCATCTAACTTGCCACATATAGGACAAGTCTTTTCATCTGTATCAGCAAAATATTCATATTCTTCTAACCCATAATCTTTATATCTTTGAGCCGCTGCTTGTACTTGAATATGTGCTATTTCAGTTCTAACAAGTGATTCAGCTTGTCTATAAGAAACATTGAACTTTTCTTGTAGCAGTTTTAATAAATCATCTGTTTTCTTACCAGTAACAACACAATTCACTAATTCTTCATTAAGAGTCTGAGCTAAGTTTTCTGTGTTATTCCATATTCTTTGACTCCATGTTTTTCCATCAGCACACCATACACCATTTATCATTTGTTGTACTGTACCATTATCAATCTTACTAAAATTAGGCTGAGATTTCATAGCAACAGAATCATATACATCTTTCCATGTTTTTTCAAAATTCTTTGACATAGCTACAATCTCTTTTTCTCCAAGGTTATTTAATTCTTCTCTTAATTGTGCTTGGAGTTCCCAATATTTATCTAAATTATAAAGATGTGCTGGTGTAGGCTCTACACCTTCTTTTAATTGAGCTTGTAATTTATCATAAGTAGCTTCAAACTGTTTAATGCAATTTTTCATGGCGGCTTTATAGTATTTTTTAATCTGCTCATTAGTATCATCAATACTTTTATCGGCAATCTTATGTTGCATTCTTGCAATTCTTTTACCCCAATAATTTTTACTAATAAACATCACCCCCATTTTTTATCATGCTATATCTTCTTTATCTGTTAAATTGTCTCCAAAGTTATATAAAGCCATATTATTTTGTTTCTGATTTTGTATTGCTTCAAGTTCTGCATCTACATCAGCAATAAATGGAATTTGAGCCAGTAAAGTAGCATCACTAACTGTTCCTTTAAGAGAATTAACCAGATTGATAGTCTCTGTAAGATTTACAGGTAAATTACGAACAAAATTAATCTGTATATCTCTCCAAATAGCGTCACTTGCTTTTAGATTGAGTATATTACAAATTAATTCAATTCTTCTCTGAATAGCCTTTGTAAATTTTGCTACAATGCCGCTTGCAACATTCTCAAATCCAACTAATTTATATGCCAAGGCTGTACCACTCTGAGCCAAGAATGTTTCATCAGACATATTAGGACAAGAAGAAACATTAAATATATTTCTCTTAATATTATCTAGCATATTAACAATCTGAGTATCACTTGCATTCTTAGTAAGCCATTTAGCAGTGCCACCAGTAGGAAGTATTAACACTCTGTTCTCTTTCATTTCTGCAATATCTTCTTTTTCAGCGTCCATTCCAGCCAAAGTTAAATAAGCATCACAAAAAGCAGAAAAATCATCTATCTCACAAGATTGTAATTCGTTATAAGCATCATTCAAACTAACAATACAATTAAAGATATTATCTTCAGTTGTTTCATTTAGCCAAAATACACTAACAGGCACATCACCAAAATAATGTGGGATTTCCTCTATAAAAGCTAAAGAACCACCAATACTATCAGTCTTGTATCTTTTAATAGAACTAGCAGAATAAACTTCAACAATCATTTCTTTATTATCATCAAGACTATCCACATCATACCAACGCACAAAATAAAGTAAATTATTATCGAGTGTATTGTCATATACTGCAAAAGCATTGAGCGGATTAACTTGAGAATATCTTGTTTTACTGTATTTATCCAACCACTGTAACTCATATGCAACACCAAAAATAAGAGCATTTGTACAAAAAGCTATATTCTCAGCATTATCATCATTATAGTTAATAACTTCTTGAACATCAGATATATTATTATTACTGGAATAACTCACAGGTTTTCCACATATATACCCAGCATATGTTTCTGTTACAATTTTACAGTAATTTGTAACTATCTTATTACAAGTTTTCGTCTTATCACTATATGTTTTATTTAAAATATTATGTTTGCCATCATAGTAGTCTTTCCACTTTTGTAGTTTAGGCTGAACATATGTAGCAAACTTGTTCATTATCTTTTGAAGTAACTCAGTTGTGAGTTCTTTATCTTTCTCTATATAAAACAAATTTATTCACTCCTATCTCAGTCAAATTAAATGCAGAATCCAAATGATACACCAGCAGTATTATTATTACTTGTATAACTAGCAACGTTTTGAATATAAACAGAACCAGTATAACCACTTTCAGGTAATGTTACACCCGAACGAGTCCAGAAACCAATAGAAGTTGTTCCATCATTACCAAGTGCTTTAGCTGCATTATAGTTAAAGTAATAACTACTACCAACATTGACTATATTATTTAATCTATTATTGTAACCAATATTAAGAACTGATGGATAGAATGTACCACTATTGCCGCTTAATGCATTAAATCCTTCTGGAATAGGTGCATTTTTGAAATATTCATATTGTTTTTCCTGAGAAGAAGCACTTGCTAAATTACCAGTTGAAGTTGTTAATTGTTTTGTAGTGCCTAAAATTTCATTCATAGAGAATAAGAATAATTTATCATCAACACTATCAGTAATTGCACTTGAATTATAGTATTCCTTGTAATAACTATATTTCTTAACAGGCTTAATAAGTTCTTGTAAGTCTGTTGGTAACATAGGCAAGTATGTATTGATAAGAGTGTCACGAATACTGGATTTACTATAAGCACGATAATTGCTGTAACTTCCATTAGTTTCCCATGCCATAGTATTAGATAAACATTCTTTCATACCAAATGTAATACCAGCAGTACCAGTACCATCAGACAGATTATCATGGTTAAAACCATAGATAACTACAGTAATTACTTCACCATTAGATAATGTAACTGTCTTTTCATCACCAACACTGAGCAGTTCAGAAGCCCAACTACTATTACTGATTTCATTGATTTCAGCCCAAGAAGCATCATTAAGAACAAATTCTGCAACTTCAAAGTTAATAGTAGGATAAGTTGATTCCCAAGTTGATATATATTCAGCACATTTCCAAGGTACACGAATAATACCACTAATTTGAGCCTTATCAGTATTATTATCGTTTTCGTCCAATCCACGCATTGTATCTATTTTATTAAGAACTGATACACATTCATTGTAGCTATCAAAAGTCCAATCAATATTAGTAATCCTAACACGTCCATTTTCTTTCATTCCTAAAAATGCTTCTAAGTTATTTACTCTAGGAGTGTTCTCAATTCTAAGTGTAGAAATATTAGAATAATCACTAATAACAAAGTCTGTTAAAGCTGTCTGATTAACCAACTTTAAATTTGTAGTTGTATCAGGTAAATGCAGTGTTTTCAGAATACCAGCATTAGGCAAAGTAACACTTTTTAAAGCAGTACCTTCTAAATAAATATGTTCAATATTAGTACAACCACTTACATCAATACTCTGTTGCTCACCTGTACCAAGTTTAGAACAGTTTCTTACATCAAGAGTATTTAATAAAACATTATTACCTAAAGTCAAAGACATTAAATTACTATTATCATAATCAGCACTGCTATCACCAATCTTTAAGTTCTGTAATCTTGTAGCCATTGAGAAATCAGCTAAACCGACTTTCAAACCACTAATATCACCTATATCTCTTAATTGTGAAGCAGAGTAAATATATATTTCCGTATCATTTACATTGTCTAATGGACATTCTAATGTATGCTGCTTATTTCTTAATGCTCTCTTTTGTACCATATAAGAACCATACTTAATAGAAGCATAAATATCTGCATAAGGTTCAAGTGTAATGTCACTCTTTGCATAACCTCTTAAAGTGATAAAATCACTCAAACTGTCACCAGCAACATATTTACTATCTATATATCTAAAACGATTATAAAGCCACCATTTTCTCTGTTCTGATTTACTACCTTGTAACATAGGTAAATAAATACCACTACCATCTTTAATTAATGGTTCAAGATATTTATAATAAGCATCTTCATTCCAAATTGCTTCACACCATTTTGCTTGATGTTCTTCATAAGCATTTTCAATTACATCATAGTTTAAACCACCAGTAGAACGTAACTCTTGATACATAGTCTGTAATTCAGTTTTAAAACAATCTCTTAAATTGTTCCAGAATACTGATTTCTGTCCATTATAAACATCAGCACCAGTTTCAGTTTTATCAATATCTTCTAACTCATAACCAAATACTAAATCACCTTCATTATTTGTACCGTTTGCAGTATCCATATCATAAGGCAACCAACAAATCTTACTTCCACCAATAAGAGTAGGAAAAGCGTTCTTTGCTCTTGAGTCAACCATTAAGAATAACTCTGTAAACAAATAATAGAATAAAGCACTATCTAATTCTGCATAATTTTCAATTTCAGCTTTAAACTTAGCTAAACGATAATCAGCAGTATCAGCAGTATATTCCACTCCATCATAAGTAACAGGCTCTGCCAATGCTTCACTTGTAGCTTGTTCCCTATCTGTACTAACTACCCACTCTGCAAAATTAGCAAGGTTAGTTGTATCTGTATTATCTTCTGGATATCTTGCTTCAAAGTCATTCTGCCAGTCAGTACCACTAAAATCAGCATTTTTCCAAATAACTCTATCAGAAGTATTATTTAAGATTTCCCATGATTCATCACCATTAGTAAAACCAAAAACTTCTGGTGTTCCTTTATCATTGTTAAAGTTGTATTTACCAATGAATGTAGTAGTATTTCCGTCATTATGGAAAATAACTATAGGAAAACCATCAATACCTTGTCTAATAGAAGAATCCTCTAACTGAGGTGGTGTTCTATAAGGATTAATATTGTCATAAAGCCTTACTAACTCTACATTGTTACAGCCCTCAGATGAAGCAACATCCGCCTTAAAAGTAAATGTACTTGTAGGAATACTATCATCTCTCATTTGATAAGCTGTTAGTTGCTGATTACCTTGTGTAATACCATTCTTAAATTTAAGTTTATAATTCTTACGAGCATAACCAGCAGAAGATGTACCTTGAACATCAGCTTGAGCATTTTTAAATGTAAAGTTCTTGCTTGTATCTACTGGATTCACATAACTACCATTAACATTTAACTTATTACCTTTGTATTGTGGCAACACAGGTGCTTCTAATACTAAGTAAGGTAAATCATTTGGTAATTGTGAAATTACAATATTACCGTAAGCATCATAAATGTTATTACGAGTATAACGCTTAATTTTTTCTTCAATATCTTGTGTATCTGCAATCCAATTATCTAATACTTGATAACGTGTTAGATTATTGTTATATACACGAATATTATATAAGTCTATCGTACAGTAACTAGAGCCAATACTAATATTCACTGGTGTACCTTGTGAAAAGTTATCATCAGTTGGATATTGTGTAGCTCCACACATAATACCGTTCAAAAAAATATAAATTAATCTGTTTTCCGCTTTCTTTTCGACTACAAAAGTTAAACGGATATGTTCATCTTCTTTGTACTGTGTACTTAATTTAGATTGTTCTGATTTTAGAATTGCTTCTTGTGCTGTCATTTGAAAACCAACATTATCTGACATACAGGATACAATAACAGCATCATAATTTTTAATATCTCTTGTAGCAAACTCAAACTCTATTGTTTTACCAGTTGTTCTAAAATCATCTTTAAATACTTTTAATGGAATAGTAAGTCTTGCATCACCACTAACTCTATGTACTGTAATTCCATCATCGTCCATTAACCAACCATCACTTTTCCAGTTATAGCCTGTAAAGAAACAAGCTATATCACCATAATTCCAGATGTTAGGTGTAGATTCATTATTACTTCTCCCATAGCTTGTAAGATACAGTTCTAGGTTATCTGTAACAGCTTCTGCTTCAATCTCACTCTCGCTAACTGTGATATCAAATGATTTAACTGTATCTCCACATGAAATACTCAGAGTTATACTACCAAATTCATCTGCTCTATATCCCCAAATCTGTTCTGTTCTATCAACAGTCAACTCATTAATTACTTCACTATTTGCTTTTAATACAACATCAGAAGTAAGTGAAGTTGGATTATAAACATAATAAGGAATATTGATAGTTTCAAACTGCTTCATTTCTTTTTTATTAAAAGCAGAAGAAATAATAGGAGTAGTATTGCCGCTCTCAATGCAAATTAAATCATAATATAAATGATTAGACTCTACTATTACATCATTAATTTCAGCAGTGAAATATACTTCAAATGTATGTGAACCATGTGATTGTGCTGGTATATTAAATGTCTGCTGCCTACCACTTGTAGTAACAGTTGCAGTTCCTATCTGTGTACCATCTAAAATAAAATGTACAGTCTTTGTAAGACTTGCAGTAGGAACATAAGTATATGAAATAGTACCTTCATAAGCTAAAGTACTATCAAAAGTAGATTTTAATAATAATGACACTACATTAACTGTATAAATAATAGAACGTGTGTTTCCGTAAGCATCAGATACACTAACTCTTACTGAGTTTGTACCACTTGAAACATAAGGAGAAATATTAACTGTAAATCTTCCCTGTGATACTGTAGCTGTGTATTTCACTATACCATCAACCATAATAGTTAACATACCAGCACCAGTAGATATTCCATTTTCAGTAGAACTCCATGAAGCTGTGATATTGCAAACATTATCACTTGCTATTGTGGTAGTCAGCCAATCATTCTCATTTGTTAAAGTGAGAGTGGCATTATTAGTAGAACCACCACCAGAGCCTCCACCTCCACCTGATAATTCAAGTTCAGCAATAGTAGCATCTATCTCTGCTCTGGTGTAATAATTGCTTAAATCAACTTCAGCAGTACCACCTTCAAAATTAGCAAGTAAATCTTCCACATAACTTTCAGTTGCATATCCTGACATATCTACAGTGCCATCAGCATTCAAGATAACACCACTTCTACCTTGAGCACCTCTAACACCTCTATCACCTTTTTTACCTTTTAAGTCACAAGAACTTGTTCCTGAGTCAGAAGTAATAGTGAGAACAGTACCAGTCCAAGAGTGTTTAATCTCACCAGCCATTTACTTCACCTCACTTATTCTGTATATTCAACACCATATCTATCAAATAAATCTTTTACCGTATTTTCTTTAATTATCTTTTTTTGTTGTCCACTATTAAGACTGTCATAAACTAACTGTAAAGCATCTTTAGTTTCAGTTTTAATAGCAGTAACCTTATTAAATAAATCTTGCTTTTTCATTATTCAACCCCCAATTCTGCTAAAGCTGCTACATAGTCTGCTTCTGTTGCATCTTCAGGAGCGGCTAATTCTGTTACATTTCCGCTCTCATCTACTTCAATGTAATTCTCAATTGTATCTGTTGCACCAATGAATAAAGTCTTTGTATATAAATGTGCTTGAACTTGAATAATCTCTCCATCTTCATCTATTACTTCATCATATCTTGGTTCTTTCCAATCAAATAACTTTCCTTCATCAGCATCATATCTTGTTAAAATAAAATCACTATATTTCATTGTATCTCTCCTTTATACTAAACTTACCGTCCAACCTTTAGCAGTAGCAACAGCTATTTCTTCTGCTGTGAGAGTATTAATTGCACCACCATCAGTTGAACTACCAGATGTACCTTTAAACTTGATAGTATTTGTACCACCAGCTGTAGCAAGATAAGCACTTGTATCTGGAAGTGAATTAATTGTATTTACTGCTGAATCATGGTTATATCTTGAGTAAGCTGACGCAGCACTCCACCAATCTACATCATCTTTAAGTGCTTGATAAGTAGCATCATCTGTTACTTCTTTATCTGCTGTAATACCAGAATTATAATTTAAAACATAACTCCTACCATTTACATAACCAACATTAGTTGTTAAATCTATAGTCTGTGTTTTCCAATTAACAGAGTAAGGTATACCATCTTCTTGTAATGCAAAAATAATATCTTTTACTCTTCCACAACATTTAAAAGTAGAACCAAGCATATTACTTGTAATTGTGCCTGTTTGTGGATTTAACCCTATGATTTCATCTAAACAATGACAAAATTGAAAAGCATTATTAAAAACAGGATAACTGCTACTAATCATTATTCCCCATAATTGATTTAATAAATCCTCTGGTATTTTTCTAAGAGAATAACAAGAGTCAAACATACTGCCCATAGATGAATAAGCATATGTTTGTATTCTACTAAAATTAGGGTTTATAAACTCTGGTAAATATCTAAGGTTAAGACAAGAAGCAAACATATAATTCATAGTAGAAGGATATATATTTACCAAATTTCCTACTTCCTTTAGGTTATTACAATAATAAAACATTTGTTGAAAACTTGTATAAGAAGTATTGGTAAGATTTAAATCAAACGGAATAGAAGTTAAATTTTTACAATCTCTAAACATATTGTCAGAACTCGTAATATTATTTGTAGTAATCTTATCTCCGTAATTCTCAATAAACCAATTCCAATGATTATTAGCAAACATATAAGTACAAGTACCACTAATAGTAAAAGCACTCTCTGGAATAAAATCATTCAAACCAACATCACCAGTAGTAATTCCTTCAATTTCATTAGCCATGTTTAAAGGTGCAATTAATTCAGTTCCACCAGTTTTACCCCTAATAGCATCTCCAATAGCAGTAAGGGTACTTTCATTAATAAATACTTTACTCATTAATAAACCCCCTCTTCTGCTACTCCAATAGCATTAAGAGCATTAGAGATAAGCGTGTTTACTTGTGCTTCAGTCTGATATCCATTAACATCTGGTATTTGTTCAGTAGTAGCATAACCTTTTGCATCAAGTTCAGACTCAGTAATATATTCACTTGGTATCTCTGTGATAAAGCCGCTCACATCTGGAATATCTTCTTTTTTAGCATAACTAGCAAGTGCATTGTTTAGCTCAGTTGAATCAATATACAATGCTGCATCTTCTGATGTAATAAATTTACTAACATCAGGAATTTCACTCTTTAACGCATAAGGAGTTAAATCTGGTAAATCAATATTATTCACAGCATTATCAACATAATCCACAGTTGCATAGCCACTTAAATCTACTTCTGGAATTTCAATATTTCCATAGAGTTCATCTACATAAGCCTTTAAAGCATAACCATCAAATTCTATAGTTATCTTTTCATCTAAAGCATTAACCTTATTTTGAATTTGTTCATCAGTCTGAGTCTTAGTATAGTAATTACTCAAATCAACAGAGCCACCAGAAGTATATTTAGGAGTAGTGAGAGTAATATTTCCGCTCTTTGTTTTTAATTCAATTCCCATACTCACACCTCACTTAAATTAAGTAGATAGGAGACTTAAAACACATATCTGTAAAGTTCCTACCAATCGTATACCAATATCTTCCCACTCTATCTTTTGTATAATCTGCTGGAATAGTAAAGCTCCACTGCTCACCATCAAAAGCTCCATATACTTTTAGTAATTCAATTTCATCATCAAAAAAAGTAAGGTAACAATTATCTGTTACCGCTGTATTTTCATCATCTGTAATCAGTGCACAAATGTTTATATCTTCTCCGCTTGTAGCTCTAATAGCATCATAGAGATATTCTACCGCCATATAATCATCTCCTTTACAAACCAAATAATGATTTATTTAATGTTTTTAATTTATTATTTGTATAAATATCAGAATAGCCATATCTGCAAGCATCTATAGCATGACTCCATTCATGTGTAGTATCAGAAGTCCATTCTCCTGTTTGCTTACTCTTGATATAACTAAAGTTTTCTAACTCAGTAATAAAATTCTTACACTTAGGGTGTACTATAATTAAATTGTCTTGTAAGAACATTAATCCAGCCTTAACACTGTCTTTACCTTTTGAACAAGCTGTAGCATTAATACCTTCATTCTTAAAGAATTGAATACTTCTTGGTTCAGCTGCATCAACATATATCTTACTCTTTTGTAAATTCATATTTCTTATAGCATCTGCCAATTCTGATAACTGACAGCCTGACTTATAGAACTCATTAAATACATAGATTGTTTTATTCTCTTTATCATACAAAGTATCAATAATAGCAGATTTATCAATCCAACCTAAGTCCATGCCTACTCTATGTTCATATCCAAGAGCGGATAATTCCATAGCATCAAATTCTTCTGCTCTCCAATTTGTAATAACAAGCCCATCAGCGTCAACTCCCCATTCGCCATCACAAAATATCCTTGCTTTAGCTGGATTACGCTTATATAATTCCATCAATTCATTAATATAGGCTTGATTTAAAAATGGATTATCCCTAAATGTACTGTGAATATATCTAAATGATTCTGGTGGATTTACTTCACAAAAATCATATAGCCAATGATTGCGATTGATTGGATTCCAAGCCATATAAATCTGTTGATTAGGTGTATCACCTCTCAAACGCAAATTAAGCTGTTCTACAATATTTTTAGACACTTCAAAAGCTTCTTCTATGAATATTGCACCAATATTATTTAATGACAGTAATTTAGTCTCTTCATCTAATCCCATGAAGATAATCTCAGAGCCATTACAGAATTTAATATAAAAATCTGTTTCTCTGATACTGCAACACTCAGGATATAACTTCCATTTACTCAAAATATCTTTAAACAGAGAAAAACAAGTATTCCTGATAGTAGTACCATATCTTCTACAAACCAATATTTTAATAGGCTCAGAACAAGCTCTGATAATTAACTTCTGAGTAATGAAGTAACTCTTAGCAGAACCAGCTGAACCCATATAACATTCCCATCTATTAGAGTAATCAAAAAGCAGAGGATAGAACTTAGGCACAAAGAGTTTTTTACTGAGCTTCAAAGTTATCTCTGCCATTTAATCACCTATTCTTCTATCTCAATCTTAATAACCTTATCTTTAATCTCTACAGTATCAGGAGATTTAAAGCCCACATAGTCAAGTGCATATTCCACAGCTTTTTGATTGTTTTTCATTATGTTTTCTTGCAGCTTTCTAATAGCTAACTTTTCTAAATCTCTAAACCGCTCCATGCACAATGAATGGCTGTATTCTTTAAAATCTTCTCTCTTTCTCCATCTCCAAAGAGTAGCTGGATTAACACCTAATTTTTCTGCAACCTCGTCATATCCCATTTCAGGATTTGCAACCATAAATTCTGCTGCTGCTTTTTGTTTATTTGTTAATTCTTTAGCCATATAAATTCACATCACTTTCTTTATCTAACTTTACTTTTTAACTTGAATAAAACTATCAAATCCAGCCTTTTTTAATGCATTAACTCTTTTCTCAGCATTTTCTTTTGTTGAAAAACTACCAGTAACAACTTGGTATATTGTTTTATTACTTGTATTTGTAGCCGCTCCAAGCTTTTTATTAACTTCTTCTGCAATCTTTCCCATACGACTATAAAGATAATCCCCAGGGCAAGACTTATTAGCATAATCTCTATGAACAGTCATATTACAACCATTCTTATGATTCACTCTATTTGTCTTGCTTGTACTCCAAACAAGTTTCTTAATTTTATTTCTTTTACAAATGTCAACAACTAACTTAATAAGAGCCTTATAAGCAGCATCATTAACTTTATATGGATGTTTGGTATCACTAGCAACTTCAATAGTTATTGCTCTGTTATCATTAGCAGCATTACTTGAACACCAACTTCTATCCTTTTCTTCAACATACATACCAATTTTTCCATCATAACCAATACCATAATTAGAACTTGCTTGTTTACTTGACTTAGCAAAAATATCTCCAAGAGTTTCTACTGAACATTGTCCAACAACACAATGAATTGTGATTGTATCAATATTATGGTTTCTTGGAGAAGTCTTATTAGGACTAATCTTTTTGTAATCAACTAAACTACTATTTGTATAAGCCATTCTTTTCACTCCTTTTACACAACACAAAAAAATAAAAAAAGGAGAACCGTTTATTTTCGGTTCTCCCTTATATTTAAATATTATCATACTAAAATAAAAAGCTACCATACTTTTGTTCATTCTTAACATCTAAAGCATAGTAACCAGTATCATCACCATCATATGTAATTGTATATATCAGTGCTTTTTCTTTTCTACATTCATCTAAAGGAATAACAGTTCCATAACTATAAGCATCTGATAATGTAGTTTGAACTTCTTTATAGTCTTTATATATTGATTTAAGCACTTTGAAATCTAATACATAAATCTTATTACTTTTTCTATCAACAACACACATATAGTCATATTTTCCATCTTCCATATAACCTGAATGTCTCTTCATATTATTAAAAAAGTATTTGTGAGACTCACAAAATACTCTACCAGTTTTAGCAATAATTCCATCATTCTTAGCGTCAAAAAAAGTTACATTCCCATTTTTATCTGTACCCATAATATCTCCATAGTGGTACAAATCAGGATTGTCTGTGACATCAACAAAATCAATTTTATCATCTGCAACGCTCTGTAAAACTTGTAATAATATAATTTCTGCTATTCTATTTTTCTTTAATTCTTTTTTAAAATTATTAACCATATAAATGTCCTTTCACTAAATAAAAAAATAATTTAGCTTCTTGACATTCATTTTTTATTTTGCCTTTCTTTGTTTTACTACATGAAAATAGGGTAGTCACATAAAGCAACTACCCATCTTTCATCATGGTTGAAAAAATATTTATCATTAAAATAATTTGGAGGAAAAATATATGCTTTTATATCAAACAGATTTAATTCTGTTAGATAACATTATTTATAAAGCATTTTGCATAATAATACGCAATAATTCAAATGCTTGTTCACCAGAAAAACCAGCGTCAACAAAAGACTGATAAAGATTATATAATTCAATACTAGAATCATTAATCTCTTGTTTCTGCTCTATTTTACCTAACTCTTTTTTTAACTCTTCCGTAAAAAAGTCAACCCAAATATTTTTATCCATAATTCTTTTATCTCCTTAATTAGATTTTTTAAATATACCAGCAATAAAATTAATAACAAACATAATACCTAAACCAAGCCAAAAAGTAATAGGCTCAACAGAAAAGATACTAACTGCTATCCAATTCCATAACCACATAACTACAGCACCCTCAAGTGCAAAAATCCCAATAGCTAAAATAATAACTCCAATAATACCCAAAACTTTATACATAACATTATTCTCCTTTAATCATATTTAATCTTTTCCATTAATCCCTCAAGAGCCAACTCAACTTCATAGAGTTTATCTTTAAGAGCTTCATTTTCTTCTTCTAACTCTTTGTAATGAACAAGAGCATTAATTAAATCTTTCTTACTAATCTCTTTCTGAGTAATTTCATTACAAAAAGATGAAACAGTCTGAAATATAAATTCATCTTCAGTTTCTTTAACATTCTGCACAATCTTAGCAGTATAAGTCTCAAAATCCATAATTCTCTTATCTCCTTTATCATCAATAATCTGTAATATGTTTAAATGCGTTTCATAGCTTTTTAAGCGTCTTTTATATTCTTAGGTAATAAACATACCAACACAACCATAAAAACGATTCTAGGGTTAATCTTGTGTATTTTACCCTAATAAAACAGGGTAAAGAAATTATATTCTCTACCCTACATTTTTCATATCATTATTCTTATTTATAATACGTTCTAAAACACTTCCAACATCACATTCCTCACAAAGACGTTTAAACATTTTAGACTCATCATATTCATATATTATTTTATCAGTATCTGTATTCTTAATGGCAAAACCATTATCAGTGCTGTAAATTTCATTGTTTATATATTTATCTTTCATAATCTTATTCTCCTTTATAAAGTACAACCAGTTTCTTCTTCAAATATTGATATCCAATTAGAATTATCAGTCATTTCAAAAGTAAACTCTTCCTTATCTTCTTTCTTTTCTTCTATTTTTCTTCTTTCTTGAGCTTGTCTATATCTTTCACCATAATCAACATCTGAAATATAAACAGAAGCTAAAATTCTATCTATCTCTTCTTCTCTCTTTTTATCTATTTCTTCTTTATGTCTTTCTTTAAGAATACTATCAATCTGAGATGGAAGTTCTTTTGAGAGAATACCGTAACTTAAAGAAAAGTCATTCTGGAGGATAGAATATTTTTCTTTTGCTCTATATCTTCTTAAAAGATTATTTAATTCTTCATCTGTTAAATCTTCTAAAGTTCTATCTTTCTGCTCTATCTTCTCTTCTCTCTCTTCTTTCTTAGCGTCAGCGTTCTTCTCTTTAGATATTTTAGATGTTTTATTTATTTTATCTATTTCTGTACCACTGGATTGGTACATACTATCCCACTGTACTGGTACATCATGTACCACTGTACTGGTACATACTGTACCACTGGACTGGTACATTACTTCATTTTCTTCATTTAATGTACCACTGTACTGGTACATAGTTTCTTCTTCAGTCTTTTTTGGTGAAATATAGAAGTCATAGATGTTACCTTGTTTTGGCACAATATAACCTTTTTCTTCAAGTTCTTTTACTCCAGTATGATAACTGTTCTTAGTAACACCTAATTTATTCATAACATCTTGTCTTGATAATGCTAAATTAAATCCATCAGCATTAGAAGCAATATAGAGATATAATCTGAATGTGATTGGTTTAAGATTTTTACTTGCTTCAATCCATTCATCAATCCCAATAGTTAAATAGTTTTCCGTATAGTTACCTTTATTAATATGTAATACTTTCTGATTTGGATATGTAATCATTATTTGTTTTCTCCTTTTGTTTTAATTAGTTTTAGTTTTAATTATTTTTCAGTCATATAGTCAGCTAAAGCTGATTGAAGTTTTTCATTATCTTCAAAAATATACACATCAAATTTAGGGTGTTTAAAATTAACCTCAGTACTGATAATCCTACAACCCTTTTCTCTTAAATAAACTGCTAATTTTCTTGAAAAAATCTTTTTAGTCATATTATTGTTCTCCTTTTTTATTTGTCTATTTATTGTTAATTTTCTGATAACTTACAAACAGTAACATTTTATTATATAATATATGTAATTATTTGTCAATCTTTTATTAATTTATTACTAAAATATTCATTTAAAACACTTTCAAGTTCATCTGAGTTTTCAAATATCCAGTTACGATATTTTGGATTAGTTGGCTCTGGAATAGTAGCCTTTACTTCAAACCCACGATTAATAAGATATTCTAATAGTCTCAGTCTCTTACATACATAAGTTTCTTTGTGTTTCATTATAATTCTCTCCTTTCATTATTATTGTAGCATAATTTTATGTATAGGTTTCTTAGTTACTCATTACCTTATACATAACAACATAAAAAGTTGGTAAAAATTCTTAAAATAAAATAATTATATGTAATTTCTATTTTCTCGCTATTATTGTGTTAGATTACTTGGTATCTCACTATCTTATACATAAAGGTGAAAAAATATAAAATATATACTAAAATTAAAGCAATTATGGGTAATTTCTATTTCGCTACATAATTTCTTGGTATCTCATTATCTTATACATAACAACATAAAAAGTTGGTAAAAGTTCTTAAATTTAGATAATGCTATGTATTTTTGCTTGCGTTACACATCTTATTTCTATATTTTCTTACTCTTTCGCTATTTTTGATTTTCGGATTACTTATATATCCTTTAGTGTATATATGTGATGAAAAAAACACCTACAAACATTGAAATATAAACGATTATAAGGGCTTTTCTAAATCGAACATTCATTATTCCTTATTTTTTTCATACGATGTTTTGCTTTTTCTCTACTTTTGATTTTCGGATTACTTATATATCCTTTATTGCTACATACGCAATAAAAATTGATATTTATAGCATTAATTTAAGGTTGTATAACTGGATTTAGCTTTGTTCTTAATCTTTTTATTATATTAATTTCTTGGTATTCCATAATTTATACATAAAGGTTATAAAAGTTGATAAATATTCTTAAACTTAGATATTCATATGTATTTTTAAAAAGTCTAGTGGTTTTTATTTCTCAGGCATAAAAAAAAGAGTAGCAAATGCTACCCTCTTAAAAATTATATATTCATTAAAACGCTGCTATTCTTAGCTATCTTAATAACATCTTCTTGAGCCAATGTTTTTAAATATATGCTGGTTATTTGTAAATTTTCGTGTCCTAACTGTGTTGAAATAGAATATAAGTCTCTGCCTTGTTTAAGACTTTGAACAGCAAAGAAATGTCTAAAGGTATGTGGTGATATTCTCACATTCTCAGGATTAACACCATCTGCTCTACGTTTAACCATATGTTCAATTCCACTATTGGTAAGTTGTCTGCCACTATAAGACAAGAAATAATAATCTTCTGGACTCTTATAAGAGAAATAATTATCTCTTACTCTGTCATATCTCATAAGGGCTTTCTTGAGAACAGGTGTAATACCAACTAAACGCTCTTTATGGTTTTTGCCTTTGATAATGATATAATCTTCTTTTACATCTTTTGGTTGAATAGAATACAACTCAGCACATCTAATACCAGTCTCAATAAAAGTGGTTATTATAGCTGTGTCTCTAATTGAAAGATAATCATTACCAGCACAGTTTTTAAGTATCTGTCTTACGTCTTTTGGAGTAAAAGGCTTAATAACAGGAACTTCTTCACGAACCCACTTAAAACCCCTACGCTTAGTATCAAAACCACCTAAATCTTCTTCATAGCAGTATTGAATGAAACTTTTAATAGATTTCAAGAGTCCATTGATATATGTTCCCTTGTATCCCTTTTGTATCATCTTTTGAGTGAATTTCTTGATAACAGTCATATCAACATCATCTAAGTCTGTTATCTGCATTTCTTCATCACAATACCGTTGAAAGATATTAAGGTTAGTTTTATACCCTTTAATAGTCTTTTTTGTGTACTTGCGAATTTCACATTCTACAAGCCAGTCTTTGATACAAGCTTCAATCTTCATTATTATCCATCTCTCCTGTATATCACAATCGCTAATATATGTTTACCACAATATAGCAGATGTATATCACAATCGTAAGGAATAGACGGTTAAAGAATGGCTACACATTAGGCTTTTACTCCATTTGTATATTATGCCATACCTGTTGTTTACCCCAAACTTTTTGTGTAAATCATACAAAAATGTGGTAAATATATAACGATTATTTAGTAGATGTGCACATAACAATCTTTTAAGGAAAAATGGAATAAAGCTTATTCTATCGGCACGCTGCAGTTGTGGTGAACCTTCTGAACGTCATCGTTGAACTGAATAAAATCGTTGAAATTTCAACCATCTACTTCCATATTCATACCTTAAAAATGCTATCTGTACATCCCAATGAAATTATAACACAAAATCACAACTATGCAAGTAAAAAATGGGAGATGTGCCAAAATTAACACATCTCCCATTCTTATTTTATTCTGTTGTGGTATCATTAGCCTTTGCTTTCTTTTCCAAAGAACTACCAAAATAAAAAGCTATAACTATATAAAAAATATCTTGGAACTTATCTGTTGATATTTGTCCAACTATAGCTAAATAAGCAAACACTAATGTTAAAATAATGGTTACAATACTTTTTACTGTAAAAAGCCTGTTTAATATCTTTTCTTTCATTTTATTTATTCCTCTCTGATATCATTATCAAGCTAACATCTTTTTTAATCTCTTTAATGTCAGATTGAATGACTTCCAGTTTCTCTGAATAATGTGCAATAGTTTCTATTGCCTTGGAATTTATCTTACGATTTTCTTTTATTTCTTCCATAAGAATTTCTTCACGTTCTTTACATCTATCTTGAACCGCTTTCATATTTTTATCAGCTTGCTCATTTTGTTTTTTCCACATTTGATAAACAACAAATAGAAGCACTATAATCAAAGCAACAGGAAGTCCAAAAGTTTCAAATACTTTTGATAGAATTGTTATATCCACTAATGTACCTCCTTATGTCGTTATAACTGTTGTAACTAAACCACCTGAATCATCTATTGTCACTTGATAATTAGTACCATTAGGAGATTTTAGAATAAACATACTTACAGGAACATTTATTGCAAAATCTTCACTGCTCCAATCAAATATAGGTTTTGCTGATACTCTCTTTTCATTTGTACTAACTCTACTTTGATATGTACCATCATAAATAGCATCAGCCGCTCTAGCTTGGAATACATAAGTAGTCTTATAATCTAATCCACTTACAGTACCAGAAGCAGTGTAAGTATTATTACTTACAGTTGCAGTTATAGTCTGCCAATCACTATATGTTCCTCCATCTGGTTTGTATCTATATTGAATTGTAATAGTATTAGAAACGCTACCAAAACTACCATTAAAATAATTTCCACCTAAAGTAAAATCCATTACTCCATCTGTAGAAACTCTAAGGGTTTTAGTATTACAAGTTAGCTTTACATAATTAACCATTGTAGGAGTTAGAGTTTTACTTACAGTATTCCCTCTACTGTCTTTAACAGAGAATTTAAAACTATTACTTGTTACGTTAGAGAAAGTACCATCAGCTGTTTTAGTTGTACCATTATTTACACAGCTTTTAGAAGATACAGTTGCATTTTTTAAAGTTGCCGCTCCTATGGTAAATTCCGCATCACTGAAATATTTAACCAACTTACTACTATCGCCAGTTAGTGTAATCATTTTACTATCTGAATCAACTATAGTAGGTGATAAAGTTGGTGTAGCATTAATAATAGATAGTGTTTTCCCTACATAATTTCTATAAGTCTCTCCACCAATTACAGTTTTTACATAAAACCTGACAGTCATACTATTAGCAGAAACACATTTTTTTCTTAATGCTGTTCTTTCAGCATCAGTAAATGAGAATGTATAGCTTGTACTAGATTTACTAATGTCACGATAAGCAACAATAATATTTCCAGAAGTATCAGCAATACAGGCTTGTAAAGAAGAAACTGATGAACCAGCTGGATTACTATATTTTAATACTGGATTACTTTCATCATTAAAGTTAGGAGCGGAAGTGATTGTTGCTTTTCTTGGAATACTATCTAATGTCCATGTACCACTCTTTGTTGTTACAGACATAGTATAGATAGCTGTTGATAAACTTACTGAAACACTTTTAGTACCAGTAGTACCATGAGATACTGTTAAAGAACCACTTACTGAACCTTTAGCTGCTGGAAATACTTTTTCATCCCAATCAACACGAGATTTAGAATAAACTGTTTTACCAGCAATTTTTACTGTAGTTGCACCAGTTGAGTAGTAACTAGAATTACCACCAGCAGCTGTTAATGTCCATTTAATAGTGGAAGTGTTAGCTGAAATATTTTGAGTCTGAGTACAAGTAAGTTTTAAGTATCTTCCATCATAACTTTTACTTGTAAGTGAATAACTGTCTGCCATCTAATCACCCCCCAACCCAAAAACAACCAGTTCTATTGCTTTCATAATCTTCAAATCGGCTATTAGTACCAATAATCAAATAAGTTGTAGCGTGTAAATCTTCCGCTTGAACACCTTCATTATTTGCAACTAATACAGCTTCTCCACTTCTATAAACCGTCATACCATCTTCTGTTACAATAGTTGACATTTCAGAGCCAGATTTAGAAATTGTCATTCCTGTTTCATCAAATACATAACCAGTAGAAGTTACAACTTTATCAATACCATTTTCTAGTTCTTTAGTAATTTGTAATTGAACATCTTCTTCTGTCATTTGAGCTTCTACCTTAGAAGTAAGAGTAGTAATATCACCATTGATACTCTCTAATGATTCATTAGTTGTTTCTTCTATTTTCGTAACAGAAGCAATAATTTCATCAGCACTTATTTCTAAGTTGCCTATTGCTTCTGAGTTGGCATTAGCTGTACTTTCTACAGAAGAAACAGTTGCAGAAATTTCTTCTAATTCAATATCAAAATTACTCTGTTTTTCTGTTATAGTAGCAATTTCACCATTAATATTTTCACTTAATTCAGAAACACTTGCTCTAATCCCTTGTGTATCTAATTCTAATTGGCTAATGTTTTTTTGGTTATCAGTAACATCACTTGCAACTAATTCAATCTTTTTATTAACCTTATCTACTTTTGCATAAGTCTGTTTAATTGCATCACCAATATTAGTTGGATTACTTGCAGTCTCTTCATCATTTTCATCATATTGCCACTGAGTTCTTTCACTCAGAGTACCATCATAAGTAATAACATCATTTAATAAATAAGAAGTAATAGTATTATCATCTTTTGTAGTAAGAGCAATCTTATCTCCTATTTCTAATAACCAGTTACCTCTCCATTTACAGTCAAATTGATTAATAGTAAATCCACCAACTCTTGCAATGGCATTATCCAATAATGTGCCTATATCTTCTCTCATATTCCAGAATGGATTATCACGAACATACTGTGTACTACCAGTTTGTTCAATAGAAGCAGACAAGTTATCACCAAGTTCTGTAGCATGACAAATAGTTCCTAATCTTCTATTGTTTTTGTTATCCAAAGTTATATAATGTTTTTTACCAAGCGTTAATATTGGTTCACCATCTTTATCTAAACTTTTAAATGTAAGTTCCCAATTATTATTTATGTAATAAATAGTTTGTGTAACTTCTGCAACAGCATTTAATGCTTCTCTAATTGTCTCACTACCATCAAAGTTTGCCCCATCTGGATACTCTAAATCAAAAGCAGTATTATCACTGTCAATTTTTAAAGGTAATCCAAGTAAATCAGCACAAGCAGTAGCAAACTGTCTAATAGTATAAGAGCTAATTTCTAATTCAGATACAGTATGTTTACTTGCATCATATAATGAGTCATAAGCAGTTACAGAAAGTTGGTTAGTTGTTTCATCTCTATGCACTTCAGTAACATAAAAAGATGGAAAAGCATAAAGATATTCATTTTCAACACCTAACACCGCTTCTAAATAGTTATCAGTTGAGATACTAATATTTCTATCAATATCAAGCAGTTTTACATTTAACTTTTGACAAATTCCATAACCAAAGAATTTATTTTCTCCGACTCTATCAATTGTGAAACTTTTTAATGCATCATTACAGCCACAAACTTTAATAAGAGTGGAGTCCTTATAAATATAAAGCTCCACTCTACCAACTAACTCTCTGACAGGACTATTAAGCATATTAGAAAACAATTCGTTTTGTATCATAATAATCCCCCCATTTATAATTCTTGAAATTTTAATTTAAATTCTTTAAACATTTTATTATTAATCTGAATTGTGTAGTATTCAACTTCATTACTTGGAATAATACAGTTTACATTTTCCTCAAGCACATTTGTTTTTGGATTAAGGAATGAAATGGAAACATTAAAAGCATCAATAGCTTGCTGTAATTCCAACATAGATACTTCATTCAATGGTATTATTCCTACTTCGATTGTTCTTTTCTTATTGATATAATCTACTACTGTATCACCAGCTGCATTTGTCTGTGAATTATAGTTAGCATTTGAATTAACTTTTAACTCATTAACATACTTAGAAAAATCAGTATCATCTATTTTAAAATAAGCCAATGTTCCCACCTCCTTTTATATTAATCTAAGAGGTATTGAACCTCTTTGTGCTGTTAAATCATTTATGCTTTCTACAGCAATTTCAGCAAATGTTTTACCATCAACTTGAAGAATAATAGGCACTCCACCGCCTTGTTTTTCATTAAGCATAGTAGCAAGCCTATCTAACCAACCAGTATTCTTCTCAAGTGGTACTATAGCTTCTGCACCATTTTCACCTAGTCCACCAATTCCACCAGCCCAAGGGAATAAAGTACGTTTATCAAATACACCACCCTTTGCATACCAACTAATACCAAAATGCGGCACACTTGGAGGATTGATACTGAAACTACCTGAAATACTAATATGAGGTAATTTTAATTTTGGTAAACTCCATGAGAATTTAAAACAACCTTTGATTTTATCAATAGCACTTTTAACCTTTGAATGGGCTGTTGACATTTTATCTCCAAAAGCAGAAGCAATACTTCCCATTGTAGATTTAACTGTAGATAAACCACTAGATAATTTAGTACTGAATGCACTCTTAATTTCACTTAATTTACTATCTACTTTAGATTTACTATCTGACATTTTACTTCCAATAGTAGAAGCAATAGAAGTAAATTTATCCCTTACAGCTGATTTTGCACTCTCAGTTTTTTGTGAAATAGAATCTTTCATACTACTAAAAGCTGTACTAGCTTTATCTTTAGCACTACTAGCTTTATCACTGATTGTTGATTTAATGCTTTCCCATTTTTCATTTGCTGTTGATTTTATTGATTCAAATTTTTCTGAAGCTTTTGCTTTTAATTCTTCAAGTTTTTCAGCAGCTTTATCTTTAGCTTCTCCAGCTTTAGTAATAACACCTTCAAACATTTTTGCAGCACCTGAAAGAACTTGCCCCGCTCCTGAAATTAATCCTTTTACAATAGCAACTACAATCTGTGGAACTGCTGTTGCTAGAGCTACAATTATTTGTGGAATAGCTTTTACAATACCCATAAATAACTGAACTGCACCAACTATTAAAACTGGTAAATTAGCAATTAATGTAGAAACTATAGTTTGTACTATTGTAGGTATCTGCGGAACTAATGCTGTTATTACTACTGGAATAGCATCAACTAAAGCAAGTAATAAAGTAATACCAGCTTGCAGAATTAAACCTATATTAGAAACTAAAGAATTTACTATTTGTGGAATAATAGTTACTATAGTTGCAACTATCTGTGGAATAGATTGTGCAATACCAGTAATTAAAGCTGCAATCATCTGTACACCAGCTTCAATTAATTGTGGCAATGCTCCTAAAATTATAGATACTATAGATACTAAAGCACTTGTTATTTGTGGCATACCTGTTGTTAAACCTTGAGCAAAACTAGTAACTATATTAACAGCTGCACTAACAAGATTAGGTAATACACTGTTTATAATTTCTGGTATCTTCTGCATTATTAATGGAAAAACAGAATCAATCAGTTGAGCAACACCATTTAAAGCTGTAACTACTCTCGGTAGTATATTTTCAAAAGCTATAGAAGCACTTTCTACAAAGTTATCAATAAGTTGTTGAAAGTTTGCATTATCATCAGCAATACCAGTAAGCAAATTACTCCATGCTGCTTTAGCCATCAATAATGAACCAGAAATAGTTTCTGTTGCTTCTTTTGCAGTAGTACCAGTTATACCCATTTCGTTTTGCATAATATGGATAGCTTCTACAACATCAGCAAAACTATCTATAGATAAATCAGCCATCTCACCATTAGCTTCTTTTACTTTATTAGCATCAGAGATTAATCTTTCCATCTCTGTTTTTGTACCGCCATAACCTAATTTAAGGTTATCAAGCATTGTGTAGTTTTGTTTTGCAAAGCCTTGGTAAGCATCTTGAATACTTTGTATATCTGTACCAAATTTATTAGCGTTATCTGACATATCAAGAACAGCAGTATTAGCGTATTCAGCTGCTTTTTTAGTATCACCGCCAAGTGACTGTAATAAAGAAGCGGAAAAGCTAGTTACTTGTTCCATATATGTATTCGCTGATATTCCAGCTGTTTTATAAGCTTCAGCAGCATACTTTTGAACTGTTGAAGCGTTTTGTTTAAACATTGTTTCAACGCCACCAACAAGTTGTTCATATTCTGCATAACTTTGTACCGCTGATTTAACAATTGCACCAATACCAGCAGCAGCAACACCTACCCCAGCAGCCACAGCTTTAGCAGAAGCAGCCAAAGCAGTTTTAGTAGCTGAACCTATCTTACTCATAGCATTTTTAAGTTTGCTTGATGATTTTTCACCTTCAGAAGAAAGTGATTGCAATTGTTTTTTAGCTTCATTAGTTTTATTTTTAAAGTCATCTATTGTTGCTGTTATTATGACTTTTAATTTCTCATCCACCTTCCTTGCCCACCTCCTTCTTGAATTTATCGTTATAGGATTGTGCAAATTGTTTAAATCTTAATGCAGAAAGTTCATCCTTTTTACTTTGTTTCTCTTCTTCTATTTTTTTCGAATCAAACAAAGTAGGATATGCTTCTGAAATATCTGGATATACTGAAGAAGATGAATGTAATCGAGCAATACTATGTCCAATTAAATCAGCTAGTTTATAATCAGAAACTGCCTTGTTTTGTGCTTCTAATTTAATTAAGCGTTTTTTACTCTCAACAGCCCTTACTAGTTCTGCAATAGTCATGTTCCAAAAATCTTGTTCTGAAATACCATAATCAAGTGCACTATCTAGCCATTTATAAACAACATCATTAAAAAGAAAAGGAGATAATGATTGCTCTCCATTATCTCCTTCTATTAGTTTTTTTCTACATCATCTTCTTGCTGTTCTTCATCTTTTATAATTCCAGACACTTTATAAATTTCAATTATAGTCTCTATAAAATCAGTAGCTGCGTGTCCTTCTGCAATATATTCATCAAATATATTATAAGCATCATTAAGACTTATCCCATGATTAAGCTGTTGCATTGAAGCATATAATACATTTACCATAGTAGTAATTGTTGGTATTGTATCACCTGTTCCAAATATAGCTATTGGATTACAACCAAGCTGTTTTTCAAGTGTAACAACCTGTCTTGTGCTAAGTCTTAATTTATAATTGTTATTTCCTACATTAAAATCAACATACATCATAATTAATTCTCTCCTTTTTCAAAATAAGTATGGGAGAGATGAGAGAGAATAACTCTCCCATACTCCCCTATAGGGTTAATTTAAGCCCAAACCATTTCTGAATCTGGTTTAATCGCTAAAATATAAGTAAGTACATCATTTACACCAATACCATTAAGTTTTACAGAACAGCTACCGCTAAAAGTGCAAGCAGTGTTATCAGGAAGAGTAACCTTCCAACCAATAGAATCTGTAAGTGCATTGAGTGTATCAAACTGTTCACTTTCATATAAGAACTTAAATTCTAAACTATCTCCATAATTCTTAATTCCATCTGTGTACATATGAGCAGCATCAGCTAATGTTGTAATTTCAATAGCTTCTGTGTCTCCACCTATATCTGGAATTTCTTGAAGATTATCTAAATCATTATAAGTGCTTGCTTCTGCACCAGTTTTATATGATAATTTAATACCCTTAGATATTACTGCCATAATTAATTACCTCCTAAATAAATTGTTCGAGTGCTAAAGCCTCGTATGTCATAATTTTTTGTATCATTGTAGATTGATTATCATACATTTCATTACTACCCACTCTAGTCCAACCAAGAGGACGTAACACTTTATCAATCTGTAATGCATACTGTTGTATTTTTGAAATATCATTTCCCCACACTTTAATTTGGAATTGTATTGTGCTATATCCCAGAGTATCACCATTGTTTCTAACATAATTTCCTAATTCCATATAGCTAAT